TATATAGTTGGATCTGCATCAACGGTTGTAAAAGGGTGGCAAACGGAAACAGGGTTTTTAGATAATCAGTTCCAAAGAATTCATGATAATGATTATTATCAGTATTTTTCTTATGCGATTAAATCTCCAGTTTCCGTTGAAGTTTGGGACGATGCTATATCTAATCTCAATCACACTGCAGGATTCAAGAGATTTAGTGGTTTGGTAGTAGAGTCATCTCCTACCGTATCAGGAATCAACACAGAACAGAATCTGGGAGATGTTTCTGGAATCGCTGATCTTTCTCGTTCAATAGATCTTAATTGTGTTTACGATTTTGATTTAGTTACAGAAAATAATTTTATAGTTGATGGAAGTGTACGATCCGATGAAATAATATTTGGATCTCGTGTTCTTCAAGATTATATTGAATCTGTAGGAAACAGAGTTCTTTTAATTGACGATATAAGTGATAAATTTAATAATAATCCAAGGCCAACACAATTTAGTGTTGTTGATACTTTTAGATTAGATTCCAGATCTGTTAAGTTCTTAACATTTGTCAAGGATAGAAGATTTACCTCCCAAAGACAAGTATCTTTAGTTTCTTTGGTTCATGATGGATCAACTGCATATATTAACCAGTATGGTGGAGTTGATAGTTATTATGATATGGGATCTTTTGATTTTAACATTAGTGGGATAGAAGGAAATCTTCTTTTCTATCCAACAAGATCAAAGATTAATGATTATGATGTAAGTATTATTTCTTTTGATATAAGGGATTCTATTATTTCTATAGGTTCTACGGACTTAGGAGACACTATTTTTGTTGGATCAGCAACTACTAGTATTTCATCAGGAACTTCGTCGGCAACAACTATCGTTGGTATTGCATCCACTTATAGATCATCTAAGGTTTTAGTTCAAATTGGAGCTACTGATTCTTCTTATCATGAATTTGACGAACTTACAATTTTACATAATGGAACTGATATTATCTTACAAGAATATGGTCAGTTAAATACCGCAAATAATGGTTCATATTCCTCTTTGGGTTTTGGAACATATCACGCATATTATTCCGGATCTAATATTAATATTGATCTTATTCCTTACACATCCACACCAGTTCAATTTGATGTAAATTCTGTAAGAGTATCAATATCAAGCACAATTTCTATAGGTATTGGAACTGAGATATTTAATGATGCTAGAATTGAATCTAGTTATGTTGCAATTTCATCAACGCCAACGCCAGGAATTACGACAATAGCAAGTTACAGTTCAACATATGAAGGTTCCTACTATATTGTCAGTGTTGAAGATTTGACCAATAATCAGTATCAAGTTTCTGAAGTTGTTTTAGTTGATGATGATATTGATGCTTATTTTGTTGAGTTTGGTATTATTCAAACCAATTCTTCTATAGGATCAATTGGAGCAACTGTAAAATCATCTGGTGATGTTAATCTTACATTTACTGCAAATGCAAATACTGATGTAGAAGTAAGAGTATATCAGAATCCAATAGGGTTGGTTGATTTAAATATTGCAAATAGAACGATTGATTTTACTAATACATTCATAAGAACTGGATATGGATTCTACACTGGATCTGAAACGGATGTTAAGAGAGCATTTGGATTAACTCATAAAGAAAAACCAATTTTTGAAAGATATTTTGATGGCAGTGATTCAAATATTGTTGATGTAACTAACAATACTATCATAATTCCAGAAAACTTCTTTGTTACTGGAGAAAAAGTTATATATTCCTATACTGGAGAAGGAACAACTCAAGCAATAGGTATTGCAACAACTACAATTAGTGGAGTTGGAACTACCGATAAACTTCCATCATCTCTCTACATCGTAAAAGATAATGATTTGAGAGTCAGAGTGGCAGCATCAGCATCAGATGCTCTTCGCAATTCCCCAAGTATTTTGGATATAACTACTGTGGGAATTGGAACATCTCATAGATTTGTTTCCACAAATCAGAACGCAAGAGTTTTGATTGGAATTGACAACCTCATTCAATCGCCAGTAGTTGCAACATCAGTAACCACTACTGCATTTAAAGAAGTTAATATTGTTGATGAAAGAGTAACCTTCTCTGGTATTACATCTTTCTTTGGCGGAGATTTGATTAAGATTGATGATGAAATTATGAGAGTTAACTCTGTTGGATTTGGATCAACTAATGTTGTTTTGGTTCAGAGAGCATGGATGGGTACTGGTATCGCAACTCATGCAATTAACTCTGTAATCACTAAAGTTAATGGTGATTTCAATATTGTAGATAATACAATTAATTTCGTAACAGCACCATATGGTTTAACCCCTATCGGATCAACTACAAATTCTCCAGATAGTAAAGATTTTGTTGGAATAGAAACTCACTCTACGTTTAGTGGAAGATCGTTTATCAGATCCGGAATAATGAATGGAGATTCTGAACCATATTCATACAATTATATCTTTGATGATATCTCCGCAGGATTTAATGGAACTAACACAACGTTTACATTAAAATCAAATGGATCCAATATTGCAGGATTTTCGACAAGTAACGCAATTGTTCTGATTAATGACATTTTCCAAGGGCCAGCAAGAGTCGGATCTATTCAAAATGTTGGTGATTATGATCTTTTCGAAAATACTGGAATTACTTCTATAACATTTACTGGATCAATATCTTCTACTTCATATGATATCAATACAAGTAATGTTCCCCTTGGTGGAGTAATTGTTTCTGTAGGATCTACTGCTGGTCTAGGATATCAACCTCTAGTTTCAGCTGGAGGAACTGCAACTGTTTCTATTGCAGGAACTATTTCTCAAATTAGTATTGGAAATAGTGGATCTGGATATAGATCTGGAATTCAAAGTGTCAACGTAGGAGTTGCTACTTCAAGTACAGGAATCTTAAACATCACTTATGTTGGTACTGCAACAGTTGTGGATGGACACGTTACTGGAGTTGCAATCATAAATCCAGGAACTGGTTATACATCAACAAATCCACCAATCGTTATTTTTGATGATCCACTTTCATATTCAAATATTCCTCTCGTTTATAGTTCCACTTCAAGTGGACTTGGAACTGCTGCAGTAGCAGATATTGTAGTCGGTCAGGGATCAAGTGTAATTTCCTTCGAGATTAGAAATACTGGATATGGTTATGGTCAGGGAGAAGTTCTTACTGTTGCGATTGGAGGAACTGCAGGAATTCCTACAGATACTTCAATTCAATTCCAGGAATTCCAAATTACTGTTGATGAAACTTTCAGTGATGAGTTTACTGGATGGACGATTGGAGATCTTCAGGTTATTGATCCTATAGATTCCTTATTTGATGGCGAAAAAACTAATTTCCCAATCAAAATTAATGGAGAACAAACAACTATTAGATCCAAAAAGGGATCTAATATTGAAGTTAAGGCAAACCTGTTAATTTTCATTAATGATATTCTTCAGGTTCCTGATGTTTCATATATCTTTAATGGTGGTAGTATTATTACATTCAAAGAATCTCCAAAGGTAGGAGATACTTCTAAGATTCTCTTCTACAGAGGAACTGGTGATGTTGATACTCTTAACGTAAATGTTTTGGAAACTATTAAGGAAGGTGATACTTTAAGAATTGATAGTGATATTGTAAGATTTAAAGAAGATACTAGATTAGTTACTGATGTTGTATCAACTGATGTTGTTGAAACTAATGTTTATCCAGGTCCAGGATTAACTCAAGATGAAACTTTTGCAAGACCTGTTGTGTGGTGTAGACAAACTGAAGATAAGATTATTAATGGTCAGGAAGTTGGTAAAGATAGAATTTTTTATGAACCACTTATTACTCCAACATCAAATATTATTCAAAGTGTAGGGATTGGATCAACTCAAATTTTTGTAGAGAGTGTTAAAACTTTCTTCGATAGTGCTGATGAGTATTTGCAAGATGGAACAAGTGAAGAACCTCAAAGAAAAATTATTATTACTTCTCAAGATCAATTAGTTGCAGCTGCTGCTACTGCTATTGTCTCCGTTGCTGGAACCATTTCATCTATAGTTATTTCTGATGGTGGAGTTGGTTATTCTACAAATCCCGTTGTAATTATCGAAAATCCTGTTGGTCTCGGAACAACACAAAGAGCTTCTGCTCAATCAACAATATCAATCGGAGGAACTATTTCCACAATAACTGTAATTAATCCTGGTACTGGATATACAACAACAAATCCACCAGTTGTACTTGTATCTACCCCAGATATTAATAGAGAAGTTATTGATAATGTTTCTTATGATGGTGATTTTGGTATTATTACTGGTATCAATACGACTTCTATTGGAGTTGCATCTACTGGAATTGTATTTGATCTGTTTATTCCTGAAAATTCATTCTTAAGAGATACTGCAATTAATAATGTTGGATTAGCAACTACAGGAGTCAGTGGAATACAAACTGGATACTATTTTGTTGTCCTCAATTCAAATGTCGGTAATGGACTGACTTCAATTTATCAAGATGGTTCGACTTTAGGTATTGGATCAACATTTATAGACAACATTTATGAAGTAGCATCAGTTTCTATTGGGCAAACTGATGCCTTGGGGATTGGTTTAACTTATGTTGCAAAAGTAACGGTAAGTGTTAAAGATTATAATGGATTATCTGGTCTTGGTTATAGTTCTTTCTATGGGGAATACAGTTGGGGGAGAATACACAATTTAGTAAGAAATGATGATAAACAGTTCATTTCTTACAATAATGGATTAGTTGGAGTATCTACTTCGCCAACTGTCCAAAGATACAATCCTCTAAAATACCGTAATTACGTTTCATAAATAGATAAAAAACTCATAAAATGTCCGCAATTATAACTGATCAATTAAGAATACTGAATGCTAAGAGTTTTGTTTCTGCAGCAACCTCTTCTTCAAATTCTTATTATGCTTTTGTAGGTCTTCCTAATGCGACTGATTATTCATCTACTTGGGATGTAACTCCTCCAGCACCAAAGGATAACTTTGATCAGGAGAATGATTATTGGGATACGATAATTGCTCTCAAGAAAATTGGAGAAGATGATGTAAAGCAAGTTGTTCGTAAAGTCACCTGGCAGTCAGGAACAACTTATGATATGTATCGTCATGATATTAGTAGAACCAATACTTCTAAGCCCTCTGGAGCAACGAGTTTATATTCCGCAAATTATTACGTCATAAACAGCGATTATAGAGTGTATATCTGTTTGCAGAATGGCACTTCTCCAGAAAATCCAGAGGGAAGACCATCACTTGACGAACCAACCTTCGTTGACTTGGAACCAAGATCTGCGGGAACAAGTGGAGATGGATATCTCTGGAAGTATCTTTATACAATTAAACCAAGTGATATTATTAAGTTCGATTCTATTAATTTTATTCCTGTTCCTAAAAATTGGGAAACAAGCACTGTAAATGCTTCAGTTAGAAATAACGCAGCAACTAGTGGCCAGTTAAAGATTGTTACGATTACAAATCGCGGTGTAGGTCTCGGAACTGCTAATAGAACTTATACTAGAGTTCCTATTAAAGGTGATGGTAGTGGGGCTGAGTGTACTGTTACTGTCAATAATGATTCTAAAGTAGAATCAGTTGTAATTTCTAAAGGTGGTTCTGGATATACTTATGGCACTGTAGATATTGCTGCAGGTAATGTTCCTTCAGGTACTACATCTCCAGTTTTTAATGTTATTATCCCACCTCAGGGAGGTCACGGAGCAGACATTTATAGAGAACTGGGGGCATATAATGTAATTGTTTATTCTAGAATTGAAAATGACTTAGAAAATCCAGATTTTATTACAGGAAATCAGATTGCTAGAGTGGGTCTTGTAGAAAATCCAGAGGCATATGATTCAACTTCAATTTTAACTTTAGATAAAGCAAGTGCTGTCGGAGCTATAAAATTAACTGGTATTGGGTATAGTAGTGCATCTTTCCCTGCAGATAGTAGAATTATACAAACCATTGGTGTTGGATCTACTGCAGTTGGAAGAGTAATTTCTTATGATCAAAATACTGGAGTTTTAAAATACTGGCAAGACAGATCTTTTGCTGGTTTTAATACTGATGGAACTGCAAATATAACACCAACTTATGGATTTAATCTGAATAGATTTTCATCAATAGTAAGTACTGGAGGAACAACAAGTATTGTTGGTACAGTAAATTCTTTGAATATTGATACAACTTTTACAGGTATATCTACCGTAATAAATAATAGAACATACTACTTGGGTCAATCTTTCTCATCGGGTGTATCTAATCCAGAAGTTAAGAAATACTCTGGGAATATCATTTATGTCGATAACAGACCTTCGATAACTAGATCAACAAATCAAAAAGAAGATATCAAAGTCATTTTGCAATTCTAAAGAATTATGCCACAGGAAACTAACCTCAACGTCTCTCCATACTTTGACGATTTTGATCCAGCAAAAAATTATTATAAGGTTTTATTTAAACCAGGATATCCTGTTCAAGCCCGAGAATTAACAGGATTGCAATCAACACTTCAAAATCAAATTGAACAGTTTGGTAATCATATTTTTCGAGAAGGATCTGTTGTAATTCCGGGGGGAATAAATTATCTTAAACAAGTTCCTGCAGTTATTTTAGAAAACACATTTAATAATGCAAATGTAGATGGATATATTGATAATCTTCTCAATAAAGTTATAATAGGTCAAGATTCTGGTGTTAAAGCAAAAGTAATTTATATCTTAAAACAAAACGATCCTAATAATTATAATACAAACACCGTTTTATATTTAAATTATTTAAACACAAGCACTACTGGTAATACCACTTTCAGTGATGCGGAAAATCTTTTAGTGGAAGAAACTGTATCTCCAGGATTTACAGAAATAACTTCAATAAAAGCAAATCAAGCATTTGCAACTACAATAAACACCCAAGCATCTATTTCAGGATCAATGGTAATCCTGTCTGAAGGTGTTTATTTTTTAAGAGGAACATTTGTTAATGTAAACTCTCAAACTTTAGTATTAGATTATAATTACAGTTATTCCAATTATAAAATTGGACTTAAGGTGTTTGAAGAAGTTGTAAATTCTGATATTGACGATTCTTTAGTAGATAATGCAAAAGGATTTTCAAATTACGCTGCACCTGGGGCAGATAGATTAAAAATTACAACTAAGTTAGAAAAATTAACTCTTGATGATACTAATGTTGATAATTTTATAGAACTTTTAAGGATAGAATTTGGAGAAATATTCAGGAAAAATACAAATACTCAGTATAATGAATTATCCGATGAATTAGCAAGAAGAACATATGATGAATCTGGAGACTACTATGTAAAACCATTAAAAGTTGAAGTTAAAAATTCTCTTAATAATAAAAAAGGAAATGATGGAATTTTTAATGAAAATCAACTAACTTATCAAAATAGTGTTCCTTCAGACAATCTTGGTTGTTATAAAATATCACCAGGAAAAGCTTACGTTAAAGGTTATGAAGTAGAATTATTTTCTTCAACCATATCAGATTTTGAAAAACCAAGAACTACAAAGACTCTTAATACTCAAAGTATTGTATACTCCACTGGAGCAACATATTCTCTCAATAGAGTATATGGATCTCCATCGATTGGAATTTCCACTTATGTAGTTAGTTTGAGAGACTCTAGAGTTGGTTCTAGTCAGTTCTCACCATCAGGAAAAGAAATTGGAGTTGCTAGAGTATATGATTTTGCTCTAGAGTCTGGTTCTTATGATTCTGTTTTACCTGAAATAAATCAGTGGGAAATTTCTCTTTATGATATTCAAACTTATACAGAAATTTCTTTAAATGAACCAATCACATTAACAACTCCAACTTTTATCAAAGGGAAAGCAACTGGGGCAACTGGATTTTTGAGGTACGACGTAAATAACTCAGGAATACTTACTGCTTATAATACTAAAGGAACTTTTGCAAAGGGCGAAAAATTTATATTTGATGGAATAGATAATAATAGAGTTGCAACTGCAATTACATCTTATGGAACCGGAGATATAAAATCTTTGTATGGAATTGTTGGTACGGCATCAACATTTACTGCAGATACAAAACAATATCCATCAGTAAATGTTGGTCTTGTTAATATTACAGCCTCTTCATCGGGAATTTCTACAGTAACATCTTCAGATTTTACCTTTGTTGGAATTGCAACAGTAGGGAATCTAGTTTCATTTTCCAATGTTGGATTAACAACATTAGTTTTTGCTAAGATTGTTTCTGTATCAGAGAAAAGTGTTACTATTTCTGGAGTTACAACAGTGACGGGGATTTGTGAGGGTGCTTTACCGTCTACAAGTATTAACCCATCAGATTTTACCATCTTAAAGTCAAAATTTTTAAATTCCAGCGATAACACTTTATACACTCCACTAGGGAAAAAATATATTTCTTCAGTTAATCTTTTGGATTCGCAACTTGTCATCAGAAAACAATTTGATATTACTATCTCATCAAATTCACTGACTGTATCACCAACAGAAATTTTATCTAATGAAGTATTCCTTCCTTTTGATGAAGAAAGATATGTCTTGATTGGAAATGATGGTAGTACTGAACCATTAAGTTCTGATCAATTTGTATTTACTTCTGGAGGAAGGGAACTTACAATTAATGGCCTACAGTCTGATGGAACTGCAAGGTTAATTGCAACCCTACAAAAAGTAAACATCAAAGCAAGAGTAAAGAATAAAAATAGAGTTAACTCAACTATTATTAATAAGTCAATTTATAGTTATTCCGGAACTAATACTGGTGTAGGAAACACAACTAACAATGATGGTTTAGTGTATGGAAACTATCCATATGGAACTCGCGTACAGGATGAAGAATTGTGCTTGAATGTTCCAGAAATAACAAAAATATATGCTGTATATGAATCTTCAGGAATACAAGACCCCACTCCACCAGCAATAATTTTACAAAATATTTCTTCAATTTCATCCACAACGGATGAAATAATTATTGGTGAGGAAATAATTGGGGAAGAAAGTGGAAATGTTGCAATTTGTTTGGAAAAACCAACATCACTTTCTATCAACTATGTTAGTTTAAATGGATTACTATTTACTGAAGGTGAGAGTATAACATTCAAAGAATCTGGAGTCACAGCAATAATTAATACAATTACTGCTGGATCTAACGATATTAAAAATAATTATATTATAGATAGTGGTCAGAGAAGCACTATTTTGGATTATTCTAGATTAATTAGAAAAGCAAATTTTTCTTCTCCAAGTAAAAAATTAAAAATATATTTTGAATCGGCTTATATTCCATCTTCAGATAATGGAGATATTACTGTTGTAGATTCATATAATCAGTTTGATTATTGTGATTTGCAATCAGTTGATTCAAATAAAACATCCGATATAATTGATACTAGACCAATAGTTGATCAATTTGACCCAAATTCTGCTAGTAGGTCTCCTTTTGAATTTTATGGAAGATCTTTTAGTAATGATCAAAATTCTTCATTAAACATTTTAGCTTCTGATGAGGTTATAGTATGTAATTATTCGTTTTATCTCGGAAGAATTGATAGGATATATTTGAGTTCCCAATCAAATAATTCAAAATTATCGGATAGTAGTTTTAAAATACCTTTAATTTTAGTAAAACAAGGGTCTCCTGCAGAGAATCCACAACTTCCTGATGAAATTTCGGAAGGAATTGAAATTGCAAGAGTCACACTTCCACCATATCTTTGTAATACTAAAAATGCATCAATTTCACTAGTTGATCATAAAAGATATAGAATGAGAGATATTTCTAGTCTTGAGACTAGGATTAAAAATCTAGAATTCTATACTTCACTTTCATTGCTGGAAAATAATGCAAAAAATCTTCAAATAAAAGATTCTTCGGGATTGGATAGATTTAAATCTGGAATTTTTGTTGATAATTTTACAACAACTTCTTTTCAAAATAAAAATGGTCCAATAAAAAATAGTATTGATTCAAATAATTCTGAATTAAGACCATCCCCATACACAACTGAAGTAGACTTACTTCTTGGAAGTAAAACATCTACGCTTGAATTTGTTGACGAAGAAGTCCCAAATAGTAATATTATTGGAAATAATATTAGACGTGGTGGAATAGGTAAAGGAACAGTAGGAAAGGGAATACTAACATTAGATTATAGAGAGATTGAAGAAATAGTTCAACCTTTTGCTACAAGAATAGAAAATGTTACTCCTTATTTGGTAACTTCATATAAAGGATCTATTGAATTAAACCCATCTTCAGACATGTGGGTAGATTCTGTAAAAATAGAACCATTAACGGTTGAGGGTATTGAAGGTCAAACTACAACAACAAATGTTCAATTAGATGAATCTAATTTTGACTCACAAGCAGGATGGAATCCAGTTTCTTGGGGATCATGGGAAAATAATTGGACTGGTTCAACAACGACAAGCACTATAAATGGGTTTGAGGAAACTATTACTACTATCAGAAATGGAACTTCAAATAGAACAGGAACCACTTCAAAAATTTCATATTCGAACAATAATATTTCTTTAGGAAATAGAGTTGTCAGTGTTGATGTATCTCCTTTTATGAGATCTAGAAATATAGAATTTAATGCGAAAAGATTGAGACCATTTTCTAGAGTACATGCTTTCTTTGATGGAGAGGATGTCAATCGTTATATAACACCAAAACTGATTGAAATTGAAATGCTGGAAGGATCATTCAGTGCCGGTGAAAAAATAACGGGATTATTGGGTCCTGGTGATATATCAAAACCAATAGATTTATTTACCGCAAGATGTGCTTCTCCTAATCACAGATACGGTCCTATCACAAATCCAAGTGATATTTTTGATTACAATCCATACAATCAAACTCAAATAATTGAATCTAAATATTCCACATCATCAACAATTTTAAATATAGATACTGATTCTCTATCAAATCTATCTGAAGGAAATTATGGAGGAAACATTGCTGTAGGAATGATTTTGAATGGGGCATCTAGTGGAGCAAGAGCATCGGTAAAGAATATAAGATTAATTACTGATATTACAGGTGTCGTTATTGGATCATTCTTGATTCCAAATCCAAACATTCCTACAAACATAAGTTTTGCAACAGGGACAAAAACATTAAGACTAACAAGTGATAGTTTAAATTCACCAATACCAGGTGAATTAATTTCCTTTGCGGAAACTAATTTCTTCTCCGATGGACTAATTACACAAAATCAGGAAACTATCCTTAGTGTAAGAAATACTTTAATTGAAAATGCTACTATTTCCGTATCAAGATCAATAACTGATACAGATACTACAATTATCGATAGAACACCGCCTCCACTTCCAGAACGACCCAGCGGCGCCGCCGCCAGGGTTGCTTTTGCGTTGGCCAACCCACAGACACAGACCTTGGGACGGCCGGCCGATCCACTGGCACAAACATTCACTATAGGAAGTGACTCCGACAGTATTGGAAGATATATTACAAGTATTGATCTTTATTTCCAATCTAAAGATAATGTATTGCCTATAGAAGTCCAACTTCGATCAGTTTCTTTAGGGACACCGACATCTGAAATTTATCCATTTAGTAAAGTCGTAGTTTATCCCAAAGATATTAATATTTCTAATGATGCTTCAGTATCAACGAAAATTAATTTTCAGGCCCCAGTTTATTTGCCCGGAAATAAAGAACATGCCATTGTTATAATCTCAAATTCTAACGAATATAACGTTTGGATTTCTAGATTAGGTGAGGTTGATGTAACGACTTTAAGTGGCCCAGAGTCTGCCCAAAGATTTGTATCATCTCAAACTATATTGGGATCTTTATTCAAATCACAAAATGCATCAACATGGACTCCCAGCCAATATGAAGATCTTAAATTTACTCTTTATTCTGCAGAATTTAATCAACAAGGATCTGTAACTTTCTTTAATCCAGAATTAAATAAAAACAATAAACAGATTGCTATTTTACCAAAAGATTCTATTCAAACTAATTCTAGAAAAATTAGAGTTGGTCTTGGAGTAACTTTAACTGACTCAAACTTAACGGTAGGCAATCAAATATCACAGTTTGGTTCGAATGCAACAGGAACTTATGTTGGTGCAGCAGGATCTGCTACAGGAACTCTGCAGATTATTAATGCGGGTATTGGATACACCCCATCTAGTGGATCTCTCACATATAACAATGTTTCTCTTACTTCAGTAACGGGAAATGGTAGAGATGCTAAAGCAAATATTACCATTCAAAATGGAGTGGCTTTAGCGGCAACAGTTTCTGTTGGAGGAACTGGTTATTCTGTAGGAGATGTTCTAACTATTTCTTCTATTGGAATCAATTCCCTTGGAAGAAATCTAAGACTTTCTCTTGGAAGTATTGCGTCAACTAATGAGATAATATTAGATAATGTTCAGGGAGATTTTGTTGTTGGCGTTGGAAATACTTTAAATTATTCTAGTTTTACCGGAGCAGGAATAACTGCAATTAATGGTGGTGGAGTATTTGTTTCCTCTACACCAATAGTAGAATCTGATGGTTTGCATATTAAAGTTAATCATCGTAATCATGGAATGCACTCTTTGACCAACACTTCAGTTATTTCTAATGTAGCATCAGATATAGATCCTGCAAAACTTGCACTAGAGTACTCTTCAACATCTTCAGATCTCATATCAATCTCCGCAGGATTTAGTACAACTTTCTCAACATTCGAAAATGTTGGTATTAGTACAACCAATCCTGGTTATATTTTAATCAATAGTGAAATAATTTCGTATACTGGAGTTGTTGGTGATACTTTAACCGGTATTACAAGAGGTATAGATTCTACTTCTATAAAAACACATTCTATTAATTCTTTTGTTTATAAGTATGAACTTGATGGTGTTTCTCTAAGAAGAATCAATACAACTCATCAACTTCAAGACTCAACAATTAGCAACCCTATTGGACTAGATTATTATTATATTAAAGTTGGTATGAATACAAATGGTATCGATAGGACAGTAGGAACAAGTCTTCCAAAACTTTACTTAAATTCTACAAAATCAACTGGAGGGGTAAATATTAACGCTACCCAAAATATTCCTTTTGAGGTTGCAAGACCAATAGTTCAAACTGTAGTTCATCCTGAAACTCAATTGAATGCCGAAATTAGAACCACTAGTGGGAGTAGTATTTCTGGATCTGAAATTTCATTTGAAAATGAAGAATTTGTTCCATTGTCTTTAGATCAAGATAATTATTTCTCTACACCAAGAATAGTTGCATCTTATATTAATGAAAGTACTAAATTGACAACTAATCTTCAGAATAAATCGATGGAAGTTAGATTTAATTTAGCAACTACAGACTCTAGATTATCTCCGGTTATTGATCTTGATCGTGTAGGAATGATTTTAGTTTCAAATAGAGTTAATAATGTGATAACAGATTATGCTACAGACTCTAGAGTATCTACCATAAAAGATGATCCATCTGCTTTCATTTATGCTACAAATAATATTCAATTAGAAATTCCAGCAACTTCTATAAGAGTGATTGTATCTGCTTATATTAATCCATATGCAGATCTAAGAGCTCTTTACTCTATTACAACCAATCCAAGTGAAGATCCAATTTACTATCCATTTCCAGGATATTCTAATAGAATAGAGTCTGGTGAAGTGATTGATCCAGCAGATAATGACGGAACATCAGATACTTTTGTCCCTAAAAATGATACTCTAGGATTTGGTAGTAATGAAATTACATTTAAAGATTATGAATTTACCGTTGATAATTTAGAATCATTTAGATACTTTAGTATTAAACTTATTGGTACTTCTACTAATCAATCATATCCACCAAGATTGAGAGATTTAAGAGTTATTGCAGTTGCTTAATATGAAAAGAGTGAAAGTAAAAGATGAAATTAATTTATTTCGTGATGTATCTACAAATGCAATAGTTAATACTGATATGCAAGCATATAACAACTACATTAACTCAAAAAAAATCAAAGAACAAGAGTCTAAGAGAATTGAAAATATAGAAAATGAACTTGTTGATGTAAAAAGTGATTTGAATGAAATTAAAAACCTATTGAGGAAATTGGCAAATGAATCCTGATCAAATACAACTAGAGAATGTTACTAAAATGTTTGAGTATGAGAAACTCTCTAGGGATATAGATAGTGTAGATGACATTGAAGTTCTTAAGAACTACGCAAAATCTTATATTAAATTATACCTTAAACAGCAAGAAGTTGTATCTAAATTCTAATGGCACAACCATCAACTAGACAGCAATTAATTGATTATTGCAAAAGAAAACTGGGGGCTCCAGTATTAGAAATTAACGTCGCTGATGAGCAAATTGATGATTTAGTTGATGATGCCATTCAGTTTTTTCAAGAAAGACATTTTGATGGTGTTTATCCAACTTTTTTAAAGTATCAAATTACTCAAGATGATATTAATAGGGGTAGATCACAACCAACTTCTGGGGTTGGTATTAGTACAATATCAGTAAATCATAATGTAGGTTTAACGACTCAATTTAATTTTTATGAAGGCGGAAACTACCTTCAGATTCCACCTTCTGTTATTGGTGTAAATAAAATATTTCACTTTGATGGAACAAATACCATAACAAATAATATGTTTAGTGTGAAGTATCAGTTATTTTTGAATGATATTTATTATTGGGGATCAACTGAACTCTTAACTTATGCGATGGTAAAAACTTATCTTGAAGATATTGACTTTTTACTTACAACACAAAAGCAAATTAGATTCAATAAAAGACAAGATCGTTTATATTTGGATATTGATTGGGGATCTGTGACTGCAGGGACTTATCTAATCATCGATTGTTATAGAACTCTAGATCCAAATGATTACTCTAAAGTTTGGAATGATTCTTTCTTAAAGATGTATTTAACATCTCTTATCAAAAAACAGTGGGGTCAAAATCTTATTAAATTCCAAGGAGTAAAACTTCCTGGTGGTATTGAACTAAATGGAAGACAAATCTACGACGATGCTCAAAAAGAATTGGAAGATATTATTGAAAAAATGTCAAATACCTATGAACTTCCACCACTAGATATGATTGGATGATATGTTAAATCCATTTTTTCTTCAAGGTTCTGCAACAGAACAAGGATTAATACAAGATTTGATCAACGAACAACTCCGAATGTATGGGGTTGATGTTTATTATCTTCCCCGAAAATATGTTACTGAGAAAACGATTATAAAAGAAGTTATCGAATCTAAATTTGATAGTGCATATCCTATAGAAGCTTATGTTGATACTTATGACGGATATGAAGGACAAGGATCCTTATTATCAAAATTTGGAGTTCAACCATTAAATGATCTAAATTTGATTATTTCAAAAGAAAGATTTGAAAATTATATTGTACCTCTAACTAAAAATCTACCAGATATAAAATTATCATCTAGACCTAAAGAAGGAGATTTAATTTGGTTTCCTCTTGGCGATAGATTATTTGAAATTAAATTTGTTGAGCATGAAAAACCATTTTATCAACTTCAAAAAACTTATGTTTATGAACTAAGATGTGAACTCTTTAGATATGAAGATGAGATTGTTGATACTAGTATTGATGAGATTGATGATAATATTGTAGAGGAAGGTTTTATTCAATCACTAAACATGGTTGGTGTTGGTGCTACAGCAACTGCAATAACTGGAATAGTTAATGGTGGAGTCAGATTTATAACAGTAACTAATAGGGGTAATGGATATACTTCCCCACCTAGAGTTGCTATTTCTTCAGCACCTTCGGGTGGACTTACTGCTGTAGGAATTGCAACTCTTATTGGTGGATTAGTTGACTGCAATGGAAATACTGAGAATTATAAAGTCCAGGGAGTTGAAGTTGTAAATCCTGGTTATGGATATACTATT